CGGCCATGTACTGCATTTCATGGACTGGGCGAAGATCGAGCTGACCAAAGACTCATTAGGCCGCTACATTCTGGCGAACCCGGCCGGGCTGGCCGGTCCTACGTTATGGGGGCTGCCGGTAGTCGCGACCGAAGCGGCTGCGTTCCAGGGTAAATTCATGACCGGCGCATTTAATGCCGGTGCGCAGATTTTCGATCGCGAAGATGCCAACGTGGTTATCTCCACTGAAAACGCCGACGACTTTGAGAAAAACATGATCTCAATTCGTTGTGAAGAGCGTCTGGCGCTGGCCGTTAAGCGTCCTGAAGCGTTCGTTTACGGTTCATTCACCGCACCTGCTGCAGCTGCGTAAGAGCAACGGCGGCCTCCGGGCCGCTTTTCCGGGAGTTACATATGAAACTGCTTTTGATTAAACCGAATTATTTCGGCGGCACTGTCGTTTCTGAAGGCAACACCATCGAGACCGACGAGCAGCATGGTCGCGAGTTGATTAAAAAAGGCTATGCAGAGCTGGTTGAAGACAGTACTGCTGCTCTGCCAGAGCCAGAGCCAGAGCCAGAGCCAGAGCCAGAGCCAGAGCCAGAGCCAGAGCCAGAGCCAGAGCCAGAGCCAGAGCCAGAGCCAGAGCCAGAGCCAGAGCCAGAGCCAGAGCCAGCAAAAGGTAAGAACAAAAAAGGCTGAAAATTATGCTGCTGACGCTCGAAGAAATTAAACAGCAGTGTCGTCTTGAGAGCGACTTCACGGATGAAGATCGGCTGCTTGAGCTTTTTGCACTGGCAGCTGAGGCAAAGGCGGTGACTTACCTCAATCGCAATCTTTATAAAACGGTGGCAGATATTGCACCGCTTGATACGGACGGCATGGTAGTCACCGAGGATATCAGGCTTGCACTCCTGATGCTGGTCAGTCACTGGTATGAGCATCGCAGTTCAGTGTCAGAACTGGAAATGACTGAGACGCCGCAGGCGTTTGAGTTCCTGCTCTACTCACGGCGTCTGCCGGTATCGGGGTATTAGCATGCAGCGACGTTCATCAAATACCAGTGCAGTATTCACGCTACCCGATCCCGGTGAGCTGAATAAGCGTATCCACCTGCGGCAGCGCATCGACCAGGCCGCAGCGGATTACGGCATAGAGCCGGTCTATCAGAATGAAAAGGACGTCTGGGCGAAGGTCCGGCAGGTAGGTGCTACCACCTATCATGAATCCGTTCAGGCTGACGACACCATAACCCACTACATGACCATCCGTTATCTACGGGGCATCACTTCAGATTTCGAGGTGGTTTACGGCGGTTATGTATATCGCGTTAAGCGCCTGCGCGACCTCAACTCAGCCGGTCGTTACCTGTTGCTGGAGTGCGAGGAATTGAGGGCTGTGAACAGCGACGGAGATATGTATGGCTAAGCCGCTTCTGCACGTTGATTTTCAGCAGCCCAAGGACCTCGTTTTTAACCGGGCCAAAATGCGCCGCGCCTTCATTCAGATTGGTCAGGTTCACATGCGTGATGCCAGGCGTCTGGTCATGCGTCGTGGTCGTTCCGCTCCGGGTGAGTATCCGGGATTCAGGACCGGCAGGCTGGCGCGGTCAATCGGCTATTACGTTCCCCGCGCATCAAAAAGCCGTCCGGGCCTGATGGTGCGCATCGCGCCAAACCAGAAGCGGGGCGAGGGTAACCGACTCATTGAGGGCGACTTTTACCCCGCGTTTCTGTTCTACGGCGTGAAGCGTGGTTCTACGCGCAAAAAGAGCCATCACAAAGGGAAATCCGGCGGTAATGGCTGGCGCGTTGCCCCCCGTAAAAACTATATGACCGAGGTGCTGGAGGCGCGCAAAACATGGACGCGCTATGTGCTGACCCGTGCGCTGCGTACCTCCCTGCGTCCTGAAAGGAAAAAGAAATGAAACTATCGCTGGTGATCGCCGCACTCCGGGCGCGATGTCCGATGTTCGCAGGTAACGTAGCCGGGGCGGCTGAATTTAAAACCATTCCCGAAACCGGCAAAATGCGGCTGCCGGCGGCGTATGTTGTGCCGACAGAAGACGTCACAGCTGAGCAGAAGTCCCTGACTGACTACTGGCAGAACGTTACCGAAGGATTTGCGGTGGTCGTGGTGCTGGACAATACGCGCGATGAGCGCGGTCAGGCAGCCGGATATGACGCCGTGCATGATGTCCGGCAGCAAATCTGGAAGGCGCTGCTGGGCTGGGAACCTGACGCCGACGCTGGACCGGTGGCGTATTCCGGCGGGCAGCTTCTGGACATGGAGCGGGGCCGCCTCTATTACCAGTTTGAATTCATGCTGACGCGGGAAATCACCGAAGAGGACACGCGCCAGCAGGATGATCTTGACGCCCTGGATGAGCTGAAAACGGTCGAAATCGACGTTGACTACATCGATCCGGGTAACGGGCCTGACGGCATCATTGAGCACCACACCAAAATCAACCTCAGCGAGTAAATCATGCAACTCAGACCCAAACGCGGGCGGTCAGTCCCTGACCCTGTCCGGGGCGATCTGCTGCCTTCAGAAGGCCGGAACGTCGAAGAGAGCAGCTACTGGCACCGCCGCATTGCGGATGGTGATGTCGAAGAAGTCAGTGCGGAAGAAGAAAAGCCCGCAGCTGACGCCAAGAAAAAGGGCGGTGAATAATGTCAGTCTCGTTCCCCACTATTCCGTCAGACCTCCGCGTGCCGTTGTTCTGGGCGGAGATGGACAACAGCGAAGCGAATACCACGCAAGAAAGCGGCCCATCGTTGCTGATTGGCTTTGCCTCTGCCGACAGCTCCATCGTTAAAAATAAGCTCACCATCATGCCGTCAGCGGCACTGGCGGGTAAGGTTGCAGGTCGTGGCAGCCAGTTAGCCCGTATGGTGGCGCGCTATCGTGCCGTCGATCCATTTGGTGAGCTGTGGGTTATCGCGGTAACTGAGCCTGATGGCGAGACCGCCAAAGGCACCGTGACGTTAACCGGCAACGCACAGGCATCGGGTTCGCTGAGCCTTTATATTGGCGCAGTACGCGTTCAGGCCGCTGTGGTAACCGGCGATGCCCCTGCAGCAGTAGCCGCCACACTTGCAGCCGCAATTAACGCTAACGCAGACCTGCCCGTGACTGCAGCGGCAGCAGCTGGTGTGGTGACGCTCACTGCTCGCCACAAAGGTCTTACCGGCAACAGCATTCCTCTGGCGCTGAACTACTACGGCACCGTGGGGAGCGAAACCACGCCTGACGGGGTTAATGCTGTGATTGCCGCGATGGCAGGCGGTACGGGTTCACCGTCACTGACTGCAACCGTGGCCGCGATGGGCGATGAGCCGTTTGACTTCATCGGCACGCCGTTCAGTGATTCCGCCTCGCTGGCAACGCTGGCGCTGGAGATGAACGATTCTTCCGGTCGCTGGGGCTATGCGCGTCAGCTTTACGGTCACGTTTACACGGCGAAAATCGGCACGCTCTCTGACCTGGTTGCTTTTGGCGACACCATGAACAACCAGCACATTACCGTTGCCGGTTATGAACCTGCCGTTCAGACTGCTGCCGATGAGCTGGTCGCGCTGCGCACCGCACGCAATGCCGTGTTTATCCGCGTTGACCCGGCCCGCCCGACGCAGACCGGTGAGCTGACCGGCGCATTACCGGCACCGGCAGGCAGCCGCTTTACCCTGACCGAGCAGCAGTCGCTTCTGAAGCACGGTATCGCTACGGCTTACGCTGAGAGCGGTGTGATGCGCATTCAGCGCGACATTACCACCTATCAGAAAAACGCCTATGGCGTGGCGGACAACAGCTACCTGGACAGCGAGACGCTGCATACCAGCGCGTACGTTATCCGTCAGCTGAAGAGCATCATTACCAGCAAGTACCCGCGTCATAAGCTGGCGAATGACGGTACGCGCTTCGGTCCGGGTCAGGCCATCGTGACACCTGCAGTGCTGAAGGGTGAGATGTGCGCCAGCTATCGCACGATGGAGCGGGCGGGGATCGTGGAGAACTTCGATCTTTTCAAGCAGCACCTGGTGGTAGAGCGCAACGTCAGCGACCCGACCCGCGTGGATGTCCTGTTCCCGCCGGATTACGTTAACCAGCTGCGCGTCTTTGCGCTGCTTAATCAGTTCCGTCTGCAATACAGCGAGGAGACCGCGTAATGGCAAAGATTGCGGGTACAGCATACGTCAAGGTGGACGGCCAGCAGCTGTCGCTGACCGGCGGCATTGAGGTGCCGATGAACACCAAAGTGCGTGATGACGTGATCGGCCTGGCCGGTGACGTGGATTACAAAGAAACGCACCGTGCGCCTTACGTCAAAGGCACCTTCAAAGTTCCGAAGGCGTTTCCTGTCACCAAGCTGATGGATTCAGACCAGATGACCATCACTGCCGAACTGGCAAACGGCATGGTTTACGTGCTGTCCGAAGCGTTCCAGTTCGGTGAAGCTAACCACAATGCGGAAGAGGGTACGGTTGACCTCGAATTCCACGGCTCAGAAGGATTTTATCAGTGAGTGAACTGCAACTTTCAAAACCTATTACGGCACATGGCGAAACCCTTCATGTGCTGGAGCTGCGTGAGCCAACGGGCAAGGATGTCCGTGAGCTGGGCTATCCCTATCAGATGAATCAGGATGAGTCTGTAAAGCTGCTGGCTCATGTGGTGGCTAAATACATCAGCCAACTGGGCGGTATTCCTCCCAGCTCGGTTGATGATATGTCGCCATCAGACCTTAATGCTGCTGGCTGGGTAGTTGCCGGTTTTTTCCTTCAGGCCTGACAGCTAAAGAGCTGCTTAATCTGTACTTCGATTGCGCCAGTTACTGGCGCATAAATCCTCTGGAAGTCCTGAGCGAGGACTTAAAAAGCCTGCAATTGCTTATTGACCAGGCGAACCGGATAGAACGGGAGCGAAAAGCCAATGGCTGAATTTGAACTGAAGGCGCTCATTACTGGCGTTGACAGACTTTCGCCTGCACTTGGCCGCATGCAAAAGAACCTGCGCCGGTTCCGTAAAGATGCAGAGGAGGCCGGTCGGGGCGGTGTGGCAATGGCTGGTGGGCTGGCAGCCGGGCTGACAGGTTCGCTGGTTGCTTTTGCCAAACAGGAAGATGCCGCGACAGGGCTCAAGGTTGCCATGATGGACGCCAGCGGCGCTGTGAGTTCTGATTTTGGGAAAATCAATAAGCTGGCTGTTGGCCTTGGCAATAAACTGCCTGGCACCACTGCTGACTTTCAGAACATGATGCAGATGCTTGTCAGGCAGGGTATTCCGGCCCAGAACATTCTGAATGGTGTTGGTGAGGCTTCCGCTTATCTCGCGGTTCAGTTGAAGAAAACGCCAGAAGCGGCTGCAGAGTTTGCTGCAAAAATGCAGGATGCCACCCGCACAACTTCAGAAGATATGATGGGATTATTCGACACGATCCAGAAGGCTTTTTATCTGGGTGTTGATGACACCAACATGCTCTCATTTTTTACTAACGTCAGTTCAGTTACAAAAATGGTAAGCAAGGATGGCCTGACTGCTGCCCGAGCTCTGGCTCCCATTGCAGTAATGATGGATCAAATGGGAACTCAGGGTGAAACAGCAGGAAACGCAATCAGAAAAATCTTCCAGGCTGGCTTTGACACTAAGAAGATGAAAGCCGCCAATAAACTTTTGGGGCGTAAAGGTATTAAGCTGGATTTCACTGATGGAAAGGGAGAGTTCGGTGGTATTGAAAATCTTTTCAAGCAGTTAAAAAAACTTCAGTCGCTTAGTACATTGAACAGAACAAGGATCATTAAGGAGATTTTCGGCGACGATGGCGACACTCTTTCCGTATTGAATGCTTTGATCGATAAGGGGAAAAGCGGCTACGATGAAATTCAGTCCAAGATGAACAAGCAGGCTGACCTTAATAAACGAGTTAACGCTCAGCTTGGCACGCTTACGAATCTGTGGGATTCAATGACCGGAACGGCAGTCAACGGTCTGGCTGCTATTGGTGGCGCTTTTGCTGGCGATGCTAAAAAGCTAGTGGGCTGGCTGGGTGACATGTCACAACGATTCAGTGAATTTGCTGACAAAAATCCAAAGGTAATCCGTGGTGCATTTGGGATCGCGGCCGGGTTTGTCGGAATGAAGCTTGGGCTGCTGGGAATTAACTTTGCACTGGGTGTTTTGGGACGCGGACTGAAGCTTTCCCCAATGGGTATATTCCTCCGTCTGGCAGCGATAGGAATAGGGCTGCTTATTTCTAACTGGGATAAATTTGGTCCGGTAGTTGAGGAGGTCTGGACAAAAATAGATGGTCTGGCAGGGGCACTGGGGGGTATGAATGGGATCATTACGGGAATTGGTGGATTGATGGCCGGGGCGTTTACGCTTCAGGTTATAGGATCACTGACTACCGCTACCGCCAAGGCAGGTGGACTGCTCGCCATATTGAGTAAGATAGGCAAGCTCAGCGCCCTGACTGTATCAATCGCCGTTGCCCTTTATATGTTTGAAAAGTTAAACGAAATATCTGACGCGGCAACGCAGAAAGATGGAACAGAATCATTCTGGGAGTCACTTAAGAAAAGGTGGAAAGCTGGCGGCTGGTATAACAACGAGCAGCAGATAAAGAGTGGCAGTGTTCCTCTTAACCCGCAGAGCATGAGCGGTCCCTTAATGCGCGATGATCCAACCTCATCGAAGGGGGAGCTTAAAGTTTCCTTTGAAAACGCTCCTCCCGGAATGCGTGTTGAGCCAGTGGGTGGCGCTCTGCCATGGTTTGACCTTGATGTGGGTTATAATCGGTTTTCGAATCCAAATTAAGGAAAGTGCGCATGCGCCTGTTTGCAATTCTTATGTCTATGCTTTTTGTCAGCGGGGCATCTGCCAGCGAGTGTTATCCCACATTTAATGAAAAGGACTTCATTGCCGCAGTTGGTAAGAATCCTGAGAAGATGCAGGTGTTCAAAGATGGCGGAGTGCTAAGGCACCAATATACCTTTAGGAAGGAGCAGTCTCTTGAAGATGCATTTGATGATAATAAACAGTCAGAGTATGAACCGCAGATTTACGTGACTGTTTATGAGCCACCGTGCGCTGAGAAAATATCAATTTATTTCTTCGCAAATGAAGATGAATCGATGAATGAGGTTAACGTTGAGCTGGCCGGTAAAGCGTATGAATACCTTACCGGCACCAATAGTACAATTTTCGAAAATAAGCTGGAAAGGTTTAAGAGCGTTCAGCGCTTTGAATCTTACGATAAAAAAGCTGATTCACTTTTTGTGAAAACTGGTGACTCTTATTCGATACAGATACACCTGAAATAAACATTAACCCGCTCCGGCGGGTTTTTTTACGCCCGGAGAAAGTCATGAGCTGGAAAGATAATCTGCAGGATGCCTCACTGCGTGGCATCGCGTTTAAGGTGGACAGCGACGAAGCAACCTTTGGGCGTCGCGTGCAGGTGCATGAGTACCCGAACCGCGATAAGCCGTGGGCGGAGGATTTAGGCAGGGCAACCCGCCGCTTCAGCGTTCAGGCCTATCTGATTGGCGATGATTTTTTTGAGCAGCGCAACCGGCTGATTGAGGCTATTGAAAAGCCAGGATCATGCACGCTGGTTCATCCTTACTACGGCGAGATGACCGTGGTAGTAGATGATGCCGTTCGCGTCAGCCATTCACAGAGCGAAGGGCGTATGTGCCGCGTCAGCTTCAGCTTCGTTGAGTCCGGTGAATTATCGTTTCCCACCGCTGGACTGGCAACCGGACAGAAACTCACATCGTCAGTTTCATTTCTGGACGATGCAATTTCATCGGCGTTCGGTGCCTTTGGTATGGATGGCATGCCTGACTTCCTGCAGGACGGCGTGCTGGATGATGCAACCGGTATGTTCAATACCGTAACCAGTGCCTTTCAGTATGTTGATTCTGGTATCAGCGCCGCATCACGTCTGATGCAGGGCGATTTATCGGTGCTGCTTAGCCCGCCGTCGAGCGGCATGAGCTTTGTTAACCGGCTTCAGACTATGTGGCGCGCCGGAACGCGGCTGACGGGTAACACTTCTGACCTGATGTCGATGATTAAGGGGCTGACCGGCGTCACTGTTGATTCGGGTCTGGCTCCACGCGGCGTCTGGAAAACCGACAGTAAGACAGCACAGGCGCAGACCACTCAGCGCAATTATGTTGCGCAGGCGATGCGCACCACCGCTATCAGCGAGGCGGCCGCAACGGTCACCAGTCTGCCGCAGCTTGTAAACCGGACTGTCACGCGCCAGCAGGACCCGCAGCAGCCGGTCGTGGTATCGCATCCTGCCGTCAGCAACATACGGACTGATTCAGGCAGTGCGGCTTCAGATACTGATACCACAGCGACAGGCACCGTTTCCGCATCTTCCGGCGTAACCACCTCTCTTGATAACAGCACCGTCATTTCCTGGGATGATCTCGCGCAGGTGCGTGACAGTCTCAATGAGGCCATTGACCTTGAGATGGAGCGCGTTTCAGATGACGGACTTTACCAGGCGTTGGTCACCGTGCGCACTGACGTTAACCGCGATATCTCTGCGCGCCTGGAGCAGGTCGAGCGCATGACGGAGCGCACACCTTCGCAGGTTACTCCCGCACTGGTACTGGCCGCCGACTGGTATGACTCAGCATCCCGCGCCGGTGACATAACGGCGCGTAACGGCATCCGCCATCCCGGCTTCGTGCCGGTTCATCCACTTAGGGTGCCGGTACGATGAACAACACAGTTATTTTGCGGGTGAATGGTCAGGAGTGGGGCGGCTGGACTTCGGTCAGAATTGCCGCCGGTATTGAGCGTATCGCCCGCGACTTCACCGTCGAGATTACCCGCAGCTGGCCCGGCGATACCGACCAGGCGAACCGAAGCAACCGGATTAAAAACGGTGACCTTGTGGAGGTCCTGATAGGCACCGACAAAGTTCTGACTGGCTACATCGAAGCGACACCGGTTCGGTACGACGCACGCAGCATCAACGTGGGGATATCAGGGCGCAGCAAAACGGCTGATCTCATCGACTGCTCAGCCTCGCCGTCACAATATGCCGGACGTACTCTGGCGCAAGTGGCCGCAGAACTGGCTAAGCCGTTCAGCATTACAGTAGTGGATGCGGGTGGCGCATCCGGTGCGCTTCAGGGAATTCAGGCCGACCAGGGCGAAACGGTCATGGACGTGCTGAACAAAATGCTGGGGCTTCAGCAGGCGCTGGCATATGACAACGCGCAGGGCAATCTGGTTATCGGTGGTATCGGCAGCCAGCAGGCGCATACCGCGCTGGTTCTGGGTGAAAACATTCTTTCCTGCGACACGGAAAAGAGCATCCGTGACCGGTTCAGCGATTATCAGGTGTCCGGGCAGCGCAAAGGTAATGACGATGACTTTGGCGAGGCCACGACTACGGCCATTCGTTCAAAAACTATTGATGGTGGACTTAAGCGTTACCGCCCGATGATTATCCGTCAGACCGGCAACGCCACCACAGCAACCTGCAGCGCGCGAGCGGAGTTTGAGATGCGCCAGCGTGCTGCGCGTACTGATGAGGTGACATACACCGTCCAGGGCTGGCGGCAGGGAGATGGCTCACTCTGGCTGCCTAACCTGCAGGTTATTGTCTTCGATCCCATCCTTGGTTTTAACAATCGCCAGATGGTGATCGCTGAGGTGACCTATCAGCAGGATGAAAACGGCACCGTGACCGAAATCCGAGTCGGGCCGCCGGATGCTTATCTTCCTGAACCAGCGAAGCCCGGCAAGCTTAAGAAAAAGAAAGAAGAGGATGATTTCTGATGGCTAATCCGATTTCAGGTATGGGCCGTGCGCTGTCAAACCTTCTGGCCCGCGCCGTGGTTCGCGGACTGAACACGGCTACAAAGTGCCAGATGCTTCAGGTTGAAATGGCTGGGGGCGAGGGGAAAAGCGATATAGAACACATGGAGCCTTATGGCTTTACCGCAGCGCCGATTACCGGTGCAGAGGCCGTGGCCGCCTACTTTGACGGGGATCGATCTCACGGTGTGGTTCTGGTCGTCTCTGACCGTCGCTACCGCATTAAAGGTCTTAAGTCCGGTGAGGTGGCGGTTTATGACGATCAGGGGCAGTCGGTCACACTCACCCGCGAAGGAATCGTCGTCAACGGGGCGGGCAAGCCGATCACCTTTACCAATGCGCCGAAAGCGCGGTTTGAAATGGACATCGAGTCGACTGGCGAGATCAAAGATAAGTGCGATTCTTCCGGCCTGACCATGTCAGCGATGCGCGTGGCTTATAACGATCATACACATAAAGAGAACGGCTCCGGCGGCGGTACCACTGACGAGACAACGCAGAAAATGGTGGCGCCATGATTATTGTGATTAATGGCGTTCAGCGTGACGTGACGTGGCCACCTGACCCTCTGACGCGCGCAGTAGTTATCTCGCTATTCTCCTGGCGAAAGGCTGAGCCTGACGACAGCCCGGAGCAGGATAACGGCTGGTGGGGCGACAGCTTTCCGACCGTACAGAATGACCGCATTGGCTCACGCCTTTACCTTCTCAGCCGCACGACGCTCACCAATAAAACGCCGCTCAAAGCCCGCGAATACATCAGCCAGGCCCTTCAGTGGCTGGTGGATGACGGCGTGGCGGTTCGGGTGGACGTGAAGGCCGAGCGGACCGGGATTAACACACTAAGTGCTTCAGTAGTTATCAGCCAGAAAGACGGCAACCGCACGGCATTTTCCTTTGACGATTTATGGAGTGAACTTAATGGCTGACAGTGGATTTACCCGCCCGACACTCCCTCAGTTAATCACCACCGTCCGCAACGATATTCTCACCCGCCTGGATGCAGACACCACACTGGCCGCATTGCGCCGTACCGATGCAGAAGTTTATGGACGGGTCCAGGCGGCGGCGGTGCATACCGTGTATGGCTACATTGACTATCTGGCGCGCAACCTTCTGCCAGACCTTGCGGATGAGGACTGGCTGACTCGCCACGCCAACATGAAGCGATGCCCGCGAAAAGCGCCTACAGCAGCAACCGGTTATGTGCGCTGGGATGTGCCAACGAGCGGCATCCCTGTTCCTGCCGGTGTCACAATTCAGCGTGACGATCTCGTTTCATTCACCACGGCAGCTAAAGCGACCTCGGCGGGTGGCGTTCTGCGCGTGCCGGTTATCTGCGATACGGCAGGAAAAGTGGGCAACACCGATGATGGACTTGCTATGCGATTGGTCAGCCCGATTACAGGCCTGACCTCAGCTGGCGTGGCGGACAGCATTCAGGGCGGCGCTGACGTTGAGGATTTGGAGGTCTGGCGCGCACGCGTGATTGAACGGTGGTACTGGACCCCGCAGGGCGGCGCTGACGGTGATTATGAAGTCTGGGCTAAGGAAGTGGCTGGCATTACACGCGCATGGACGTACAGGCACTGGAGCGGTCGGGGAACGGTAGGCGTTATGGTGGCGAACAGCGACCTCATTAATCCGATCCCTGACGCTGCTACCGTCTCAGCCGTAAAGACATACATCGAACCGCTTGCCCCGGTGGCCGGAGCCGATATCTACGTGTTTGCTCCCACGCCTCACACCGTTAATTTCCAGATTCGACTCAACCCGAATACCGCAGTAGTGCGCTATGCCGTTGAGGCGGAGTTGCGCTCAATGATGCTGCGCGATGGCGGGCCTGAAAGCGTGCTGAAGCCGTCCCGCATCAGCGAGGCGATCAGCATCGCAACGGGTGAGTACAGTCATACG